AAACAGTTTGGTTTGCCAACGGCTTGTCCGAAGGAACTTTAAATTTCCCGCTTTTAATTGTGTCAATGGGAACAAACTTGAATGGCTGCGTTTTCCACCCTGTTCGCCCATTCATTGACCATTCTTCCAATCTAAACAGGCATCCAACGGTTTTGCCTTTTAAATGTGCTTCATCCCAATCCCAATGGTAGCCGGGATTGCTTACTTCAATAGAATCTGTCATGGCTTTAAAGCTGGATTTTGTCCACTCATCTTTTTCGGAACCATCATCTTTGGGTATGTACTGGCGAAGTACGCCTTTCCACTTCTTGTCCTCTTGTGTTTGGCTGCGGTAATCATTGGCATAAAAGTCTTTATTTTCGCCGTCCGTTATATCAACGCTGACATCCAATTTGCTACCCCAATCATAATCCATTTGCTTTGCATTAAGGATTTTAACGATGTAGCCGCCCTTTGGCAGTTGAACGCGCTCGGTTGATGCTTTCACATTTTCCCAGTTTGAGAATTTTATCAAGATAATGCCTCCTGTAAATTGATTTATTTTTCAAATTCTTCCATTGCTCTGATCACTTCGGCAATGTCATTTGGTACGGTGTCGGCATCATATAAGTCCTTGGGCGTTTTTGCTGTACTGTTGTTAGCATGAGTTTCAAAGACATATTTTCTATCAACACATTTTGTAATTAAAACCGTCGTAAATTTGCTTTCGAGTACGATTTTATCTAACTTTTTCCCACTCGTTTTGATTCGAGTAAATGCAAACCCACTGTCATCTCGTTCAGTCTGCGTGTGAGCTGTAAAGACCACTGTCAGGTCATCTCGCAAACTATGCGCATTGCTGACAAGGCTCCAAACAGATGCCGCAAGGTCTTGCCATTTGTCATAGCCCTTATCCTGTGCGCGCGCAAACTCGTCGTCAATCATAATTCCGTTCATCGTATCAATAATGACTGTTTTAATTTTGGGACTTTTTTCGCTGATCCCTTTTAAAGCACCTTCGATATACTTGGCGTCGCTTGTTGCTTTATAGTTTTTATTAGTGGAATTATACTGATTTTTCCACCCTTTCCACGACAATCCCTTTTTGTCACAATCAAAATAAAATGTGGAGGATGGGTTTAAGTTTCGCATGGATGTGGTTTTACCACTGCCGGATTCACCCGCAATGCAAATCACTCTTGACATTATTTTTTATGCTCCTTATTTTATTGTTAATTTTTCTGCACGTACAAGTTCCACATTTGGTATTTCAATTCCATCTTGCAGTGCTGTTTTAATGGCTTTTTTATCAGGAGCAGGTTCCTTGTATGTAAGGAGACTGTCATTGTTTTCTTTCGCCCATGCAATAAATGATTTGGCATTTACAATCTGAACCGCCAGAGGATTGATTTTGATTTGCAGGATGTTTCGTGCTGTTTCAATCTTTGATTTCCCTGCAAATTTGAGTTGCCCATATAGGTACTCCGTTAGCTTTTCAGCCTTGCGAATTTTGGTAGATGCGCGAAGAATTAAGGTGTCTGCCTCTGATTTAATAGCCTGTGCATCACTCTGTAGCGACTTGATAAAACACGCAATATTGTCGGCTTTATCATCGAACTCGCCGTCCATACTTGCCAAAGTGTCAGGAATAGCCTCCTCGGGAATCTCTCCCGAGGCAATTCGCTCTAAAAAATCTAAACGGGATTGATTTATATCATATAGTGTCATCATCGTTCTCCTCATTTGTGAATTTGCCGTCTGGCGGCTCTTGGTGCTCTCGAATGTTTTCTGCCCACGCCATATCACTATTCATTTTAAAGAGCCTCCGGTGTGCCGGGTGAGGTTTCACTGGCGACCTTATCTTCAAGTTTATAATACCGATGCGACCAGTAATCCACGCTTGTTTGAAGTTCAACGATTTTCTTTGCTTGCCAAACAATTAGTTCTTGATCTGTCATTGACTTTTTCCTCCGACCTGATATAATGCAGGTGTATAAATCTTTTCTGTGCCGTTTTCAGTGTTAGTAGCGCTGAGAGCGGTTTTTTTATTTCATTTGCTTTGCGACGTAATGCATTTCGTTTGTTTCTTTATTGCTCTTCAGTTAATAAAACCCTTTTCTTGATTGGATTAATCATGATATCTTTTCTCTTCCTTGGCTCGATTTGCCTGTGGACACACCCCTCTCCGGCAGCGCATTCGCGTTTTTGTCCGGTGATGATCATGTATAAACATAATCTACTGTAAATGTCGTCATAGGTGCAGCCTACGCAATATTTATTTCGTACACTGCACTTACCATGCCTCATTCTGTCTCCGATGTAAGGCAAGAGCGTACTCCATAAGATACGATGAATTTTAAACTGATACGCATAGCAAATCCCCCTTCCTGTACTTGATCAGCATTTCGACACTTATGATGTATGTGTGCCGAGAAGCTTTTTTGGTAGCCCAACAAAATGGGCACGTCTTTTCTTGCGCCCAAATTCGAATCCTCTGCGGGCATGGGTTTCCGTTCAGAAAGAGCGACGCGTCTTTCGGGGTAATGTTTCGAATTGCCCGAACCTCTTGTTCATTCATGGGTTTGCTCCTTTTAATAGACTATAGGCTTCAAGTGATGAATTGTGTTTTACAAACTTAGTGAGCAAAAAAATAGATTCCTACATCGTTTGTACTGATCTTTAGAAATCTGCAAATCTTGTGAATTTCATTTTGTGTGAATCCGTGTTTCCCGCATAGCTTCTGATTAAACGAGGATAAGTTTAATATTGTTGCCACAGCAACGTCTTTTTGAGTGAAGCCTCTTTCTTTAATTAGTCCTTTGAGTTTTGAATAATTGTATATGATAGTTATTCCGATCACTCTCCCTTTTCTATAATAGTTTGTAGTTTAGGAACTAACGATAATGGTATCCTACCCAATAATATATGTCAATGGAATTAATTGGGATATACAAACTTTTATTCTTTCAATTTAATTTATGGTTGCATTTTACAAACATATATAGTATGATATATGCACTGCATCAGTCTGATCAATAAAAATAGCGGGAGGAGATAAGATGTTTAGAGAATCATGTGCTGATCGAATAAAATTGGCACTCGAAATCCGGAAGATGACACAGAGTGATTTATGCCGAAAAACAGGTATCAGTAAAGCGACTGTAAGTCAATATACAAGTGGGAAATATGAACCCGGACAAGAACGAACAGAGATTATCGCAAGTGCTCTCGATGTATCCGAAGCATGGCTGATGGGGTTTGATGCTCAAATGGATCGCGATTTACAGGTTGTCTCCGGGGTAAATAAAGTCGATCCCATCGATGCAGAAACATGGGCGCTAATTGAACTGTTACAAAGTCGGCCTGAGATAAAGACTCTTATTTATACTTTTAAAGATTTGAGCAAAGAGGATATTCTAACGACAAAAAAAGTTTTGGCGGCTCTGACCGCAATACAAGATGAATAAAACAAAACCCACATGCTACATCAAGTAACATGTGGGTTTTTTAGGAGAGAAAATTATGAAATGTAAGAAATGCAGGAAAGAAATAAGTGATGATTGTATTTTTTGCCCTCAATGTGGAGCAAAGCAAATCGTGACGCAGCGGAAACGAATAAGACGTGAAAACGGAGCTGGCACGATTTACAAACGGAGCGATGTCAAGGTTGCCCCTTGGGTTGCCCGAACACAAGTAGATAAAAATAACAAACGACAAGTAATAGGGAACTATAAAACGGCAGCGGAAGCCAAATCTGCACTTGAGGAATACCGGCGCAATCCTACTACCAAATTAAATATAACGGTAAAGGAATTGCGAGACGAGTGGCAACCACTGGGATACAAAGACAAGTCACACCAACTTTGTGACTGTTACAATGCAGCATGGGCTAAGTTAACAGGCATATATCATATAAAGTTTCGAGAATTGCGAACCGCACAGATGCAGAGCATCATTGAAGAGTTACAGGTTGAACGTCCGAAACTGGACAAAGATGGGATTCAAGTTGTAAAAGAAGAAAAGTTACAAACACTCGACCCGATGTCATATTCTTCACTCTCAAAAATAAAAATTTTGCTCGGCCTTCTCTACAAATACGCAATGGAAAACGATATTGTAAATAAGAACTATGCAGAATTTTTAATTTTGCCTAAAAAGTCCGGTGGGGTGAAAGACTGCTTCAGTGACTTGGAACTCAAAAAAATCGAGAATGCTGTGGGCAAAGTACCGTTCGCAGATTGCATCCTTTTTATGTGCTACACTGGACTACGGATAACCGAATTTTTAACTTTAAATAAAATGAGTGTCCATAATATTGATGGAGTGTGTGCTCTCACAGGCGGTATCAAAACAGATGCCGGTAAGAACCGGGTTGTACCGATACATAGCAAGATACAACCGATACTTGATGAGTGGATGGGGAAAGACGGCAAGACAATTTTTTACCGTCTTGATGGAACTGCTTATCCAGTGAAGTATTTCCGAGAAAAATGTTTTGCCCCTGCACTCAACCAAATTGGAGTAAATGCTCTCACGCCGCATGCAACACGCAGAACGTTTGCAACACGAATGGCAGCATCCAATGCCCGTCCGGAAGATATTGAAAAATTAATGGGTCATACAGATTATGCGGTAGATGTAGAAAGCTATATAAAACAATCGACCGAAACTTTATCAAAAGCGATCGAAAAGCTGTCATAA